AAAAAGATAAGAAAAGCATCGAAAAACGCATTATTGATAGACCTCTTCTTGAACCTCAAAATTCTATGATGATGGAAAGAAAGGAGACTAATGAAAACATCAAAAATCGAAATCCGGCAAGTAAATGGCAATGAAGGAATCTTCACAGAAATCCTTGTAGATGGTCACAAACTCGAAGGTGTAAGGAGTTTTGAGTTGAAACAGGGAGTTGGAGATTCTGTTCCTATTCTTTCAATTGATTTGAATGCTTTAAATCTATCTACAGATTTGCAAATGTTGCAGGTGAACCAGAAAGGTATCGGGGAAATTGAGGGAATCAAGTTTAAAGACTCACCAAGGATGCTGGAATTCAACATACAAAAAGTAACGCACACGGCAAAAGTTGATAAGAAAATAATAGCCGAATGCGTTACAAGTGGAATTACTTCTGCTGTTCAAAACTCAATTGATGATTAGAAATTATGGAGAGGGAAACACAATGAATGTTGAAAAATATTTATCTGAAAAGCTGTCAAGCCATGAGGGACAGAAATATTTAGAATTTAGAAGAAGAAACGGACAGGAAGCAGACGAACTCTACAAAAAAGTAAAAGATGAAATTGCTGAATGCCATCTGTCCGTTACGGAAGCAAAAGGGTTCTTAGAATTTATGAAGTTGGTTATTGAAGAGCTTTCATATATTCCGGTCAAAGAATGACTTCTGTGGTAATGCTTTTAATATCAAAACCGTCAGAATCAAATACATCTTGAATTTCATTTGCGGTATGAAGCATTGAAAGAATTTCTTTTGAATACGGATGTTCTTTGCCACAGTTTGGACACGAAATTTTATCCGCACTTATTGCTTCATTCAAGTAGTAGCTACAACGACAGTTACAAGAAACTTTTATTTGTAGAAACATTTTAACACACCTCCTTTCTGAACACATTATACCATTCAGAGGGAGAGAATAAAAGAAAATAGGGAGGAAAAACAATGATTAAATTTGAAAACGGATTAGTTAACATTTCTGGTAAAGGGATTGATATCCTTTCAGAGTATGCAGTTATTACCCATGAAATTAAAGAGATGTTTGTAAAAGATGGTGGAAAAGAGGAAGAAGTAAAAGAACAGCTTAGACATTCGTTCGAGCATGGTCTTATGAACGAAGAAGAACTTGATAAAGAAATCAAGGAAAAGTTCAAACAGGTAGATGCAATTATTCCGATTGTGTCGCTTC